TGTAGGATCAATCCCTGACCACAATAATATATTTTTAGTATTTTGAGTAATACTTTTACCCAACATAAACCCACATTTGAACCCACAGTTAAAACAATGATATGACCAATTAAATTGCCCATCAAATTTAATACCACCACGACCACGTGTATCAGTTTTATGTCCACGACGGCTACAACAGATAGCATTAAAGCTATGCCATCCGCCGTGCGTGAGTTTTTTCTTTCCGGGAATTACTGATAGGATATCAAACATCTATGTAGTATAACACAACTGTCATAGATAAACAATAGTTTAGGTTGATTATCTTGACAATATATTGGTTACTGCACCGTTATTGCTTTCAAATTGCATTCTGATATAAGGGTGATAACCCTGAACTACATAACCTTTGGTATCAGTTTCAGGGTATAAGTA